ATGCGCACGCCGGTCATGGTTACAGATGCTCCTCTACTGCCGCGAGCAGGGCGGCAAATGAACGGCGGTCAGTTTCGGCCTGCACGGGGTCAAGCGCGAAAACAACAGCCTTATTTGCGATTTCTTCCGAAGTGGGCTTATGACCACAGCTTTCTGCGGCGTAGATGTATCGCGCCTCCCAGACCGCGATGCGGATATCCACGTAATCAACGGCATTGACCGGCACCAGCGCGTAGCCAAAGCGGCGCAGAATGGCGCGAAGGATTTTCATGGCGCTTCTTCCTCGCGGCGATACACAAGCGCGCCGGATCGCTGCTTTTCCAGATAAGCCGTGGCGCGCGCCGCCAGCAGCGCGGCGCCGAACCAGCCAGCGCTTGTCCATTCCATCACGGCAAGCCCCGCGGCCGCGCCAGCTATGCGGCGCAGATAGCGCCGGCGCAGATGCAGGCCACCGCCTGGCGTCTCAACCCAGTCCATCCAAATCTCATCCGGGTCTTTGATGGCCTCGGCCAGCAGCGCCAGGTTCTGCAAGCGCCGCGCATTCCGCACCACTTCGCCATCCGCATTCAGGAACAGATCGCGGCTGATCACCACGCGCGTGCCGGACACATCACGGAACACGGCGGGGCGGTCGCGGGTCGCGCCAAACTCACCCAGGAAGGCGTCAATCGCCGCATTCGCATCACCGCCTGCCGGCGCTGGCGTGGCGCTGGAAGGGCGCGCGGGCGGCATGGCGGGCATATCAGCCGGGCGCTGGCCAGATGGCCGCAGGCCGCCACCACGATAAGGCTGAAGCGGTTCCGCCAGCGGCGGCGGTACCACGCCCTGCGTCCAGCTTGCGCCGACATTGTAATCCCAGCCCGGATCAATGCCGGCAGGCAGTGCGGAAATCTCCCCGGTGGTCGGGTCTCGATACGGCCTGGTCCCGGTAGGCGGCGCTTCATCTGGGCCGGTTTTGCCAGCGCGCGCCAAATCGCGCGGGCCAAGGCTTTGCACGTAGCAGCCGCACCCCCAGCCATTCGGCGGGTAGTGGCTTTGCCAGAACGGATCATCCGCGCGCAGCACCAGGCCATCCCAGGCCTTGTGCTGCTTGCGCGCATCGCGCTTGCCGCTGTGGCGGTAGAGCCAGAAGGGCCGCGCGGCCAGCACATCCGGGTCCGTCATCTGCGCGTAGCGGCCAGCGGCATAGGCGGTGCGCATGTTGGTCTCGTAAATCACGCGCGTGCGCCAGCCCACATAACCAGGCCCGCGATCCGCCCAGCCGAGCTCGCCCAATAGCGGGCCGATATCGCGGCGGAATTCATCCAGCGTCGTGCCCTGCGCAATCGCCTTATCCATGGCGCTGCGGATATCGGCCAGCATGTCATCCGCCTGCACACCGGCGACGGACCAGGCGCGGGCATGGGCCCCGTGGCGCAGATCATCCCAGCCGCGGGTCGGCGTATTCACCTTGGCGCGGAAGAAGCGGATGGCTTCTTCCGGCGGCAGGTTCAGCGCATCAATACTGCCGCTCATGTCGGTGGCGTGGCTTCATCCTGCGCATCGCTGCGCCCGGCCAGGTGGCCCACAATCAGGGCGGGGGTGAGTTCTTCCACCAGTCGGCCCACTGGCATGGCAGCGGATAAGCGCAGCAGGCGCGTCTCAAGATCACCGAAATCCACCGCCGCCGAAACCTCGGCCCGGATCGCGGCCAGCATCGCTGCCTGGGCAGGCGCACCGCGGCGCGCAAGCTGTTCGGCCAGCGCTTCCGGAATGGTGGCGGGATCCACGCCTTCAGCAAATTCAGGCGGCGGCGGCGGCAGTGTAACGGGCGGCGCAGACGCGATGCGCCGATACCCGGGGCCGTAGCGTTCCAGCACCAGCTCTTCGGTCGGCTCATAGCCAACCTTGAATAGCTTTTCATCCAGCGCCGCATCCGCCAGCAAATCAGGTTCTTCCGGCGCCTTCCGCCACACCGTCGGCTGCGCGGCGCCGGGCAGATTGAGTTCCACAATCCACCTGAGCAGGCTCTCATTCAGCTCTTCAGAAAGCATATCCGCATCCGCATCGGCCAATTCGGTGCGGACATCATTATGGGTTTCGGATGCAGCGCGCGCGCCATTCTGGCCCATCTCGGTCGTCAGGGTTTCGCCCAGCACAATCTTGGAAATCTCAGCATTCATGGCCTGCACCAATTCCTTGTGCATGTCTGCCGTGCCGGTTTTGCTGACCTCCAACATCTTGATCAGCGTGCCGGATGGCACGGCCACACCCGCCCCGCGCGCGATGCCCTGGATCATCGTCACCAGGCGGTCCACATCGCCATCCGATGTGCCTTGCGGGTATTCGGCATAAACGAAGGGCTGGCCGTGCTTTTCAAGCAAGGCATTCCATAGTGCCACGCCGTTCCGCTTGAAGAACACCGGCCAGAACAGATCATAGCCGAGGCCCCGCCCATAGGCGTCTTCGTTTTCTTCCGCCCAATAACGCACCACGATGAATTTGCGGTCCGGCACCGGAATGCCCTGGGTGCGGTTTTCGCGCGTCAGCAGCCGCAAGCTGCCATCACGGTGAAAGGCAAAGCGGCGCGGGTTCCGCACGCGGATATCGGCGGGCACAATCCAGGTGCGGCGCGTGCCATCCACCTCAATTTCCGCCGCTTCCCACATGATCTCCGCCACCGAGATCCCGGTCAGTACCGCACTCAGCAGGCCACGGCAGGCCCGGTCGAAGCGGATCCGCTTCAGCGCGGCCTTCACCAATTCCGCTGCCAGCACATCAGCCGGCGCTTCGCCACCTGGTTCCACCTGATATTCGCGCGCCACCACGGCATTGCGGCGCTTGCGCAGCACCGCGCCTGCATGCCCATCCCGCGCCAGGTCTTGATAGATGCCAAGGCCCTTGGCGCCGCCACGCGTCAGGATAATCTCGTCCCGCGTCGCCATCGTGAAGGCGTAGTAATGCGCGGTAATGTCGCGTTCAAAGGTGGCAACTTCCTGCGCCAAGTCTTGCGGAAGGCGGGTGCCGCTCATGTGATTTCCTCAGCCAAGATAGGTTGCGACAGCGCCATGCGGCGACATGCCCAGAATGCTGCCATCATCAGGCAGGGCCATGCTGTCACTGCGCGGGATTGGGAAATTGGTCAGGCTGCCCCAGTCACGGCTGGCGGCGTAGATCACCAGCGCGGCGGCAATCGCCGCGTCACCATGGCGCTGGCCAGCATTCGGATCGCGGTCTTCGCCTTTCGCGGTGACCTGGCGCTGCCTCACGCGCGCCACGCCATTCACCAATTCAATGGCGCGGAAATCTTCCACCACCTGCGCATCGGCCGGAATGTCAAAGCTGGCATCCTGGAAGGCCGCCTTCAATTTCGGCATGTGGTCGCGGTACCAGCCCTCGGTCAGATGAATGCCTTCCACGCGATGCGCGCCGTAGCGCTGCATGGTGCGTTCCGCCAGCCAGGCGCCATTGCCGGTGCGGTCCAGCACCAGACCGGAAAGCCGGGGCAGCCAATCCGCCAGATAGAACAGGATTTCGCGCTGCTGTTCGAAGGGCACGTTGCGCAATTCAATGGTGAAGGGCGTCTTGCGCATCAAATTCGGCATGATCTGGGCCGGCCAGATCACGGAAAGATCGGCCACCCGGCCAAAGTCCACCGCCGCCAGGCTGCGCAGCAGCGGGTCCAGCCGATCCAGCAGCGGGCGGATGTTTTCTTCGCACCAGCGCAGCGTTTCAGCGGTGCGGATATGGTCCGGCAGATGCACGAAGGCGTCAGCGCAGGTGTAGCGCAGCACGGGGATATCGCGGCTGGCGCGCGCTTCAATCAGGTGTAGCGGCAGATATCGGCCGGAACCGGCGCGCGGCACCACATCCAATTCCTCGGTCGCGCTGTCGCCATAGAAGGCGCGGATTTCCGCCTTCCACGCGGCTTCGCCTTCGGCGGTCCATGGCACGCCCAGCTTTAACGCAACGCGGCGATACAAGCCCTGGTCGCAGGCTTCATCGAAGCTGGTGCGCAGCAGGTGGTAGGGCTTTCGCCCGGCGCGGATATCATTCACCAGTTCCGCGAAGGGGTTTTCCGCACCGTCATGGGTGGACACCACCAGAATGCGCCCGCCCCAGATAAGCAGCGCCAAAGCAGCCTTTAGAAGCTCCGGCAGATCATCATGGAAGGCCGCTTCGTCAATGATCACGAAACCCTGCCGACCACGCAAAGACCGGGGCCGTGATGCCAGGGCCAGGATTTCAAAGCCCGATGCAAACTTGATCCGGAAGGCAGCGATGTGCCGTTCCACCCCTTTTTCTTCCTGGTCCTGAAACAGAAATTCACCAATCTCACCGGCGGCCATGCCAAGGCTGCGCGCCCACATGGCGCAGACATCAATGAATTCGCGCGCCATATCCAAATTATAGCCGATGTAGAGCACATCCATCCCGCGATCTTCGCGCTTGGCGCCGGCGGTCAGCACCGCTTGCGCGCCCACCCCCCAGGTGGCGCCGATGCGGCGGGATTTTTCATAGACCGTGACGGAATGCTGCGACACCGCGCGCACCAGGTCGCGCTGATATGGCAGCAGCACGCCTTCAATGTCGGGCGTACTCGAAGGCGTCGAGTTCGGCGCGGTGCCCGGCGTCATTCCGCCACACCCAGGATGCTGGCCTTGATTGCGCGCACGGTATCGGCACTCAGCCCCTTCTCGCGCGCGACGGCCTCAGCGGCCCGCGCAGCGCCTGCCTTGGCCTTCGCGGCCGCGCGATCTTCCAGGCGCGCCACGTACTCCGCATTGTTGCGGCTGGCGGTGGTCAGGCGCTGCACCGCTTCCGCCATCAGCGCCACCGATTTCGGATCGCGCACATGGGCCAGCGCGGCTTCGCTGCCTTCCTCCGCGCCGCCTTCTTCGGCTGAGGCCAGGAAGTCGAACAGGAAGGAATGCATCATCTCGATATTCAGCCGCGCCGTTTGGCTCTCTGGCGCATCGCCCAATTGCCGCACCAGCGCTTCGGATATCGCGCGGGACCGGCGCAGCCTTTCGCCAACTTTGTCCATCTGCTGAACGTGCCGGCCCAGCGCGCTGCGGCTGACGGTCACTTCCATGCCTTGCAGATGCGTCAGAATTTCATCCAGCGTGCGGCCCTGGTCGCGCAGCCGCCCGATGGCTTCGCGGATTTCGCCCGGCAGGCGCGCGATGGTGGAAGGCCGCACCATGTCTCAATGCCCCGGCAGCGGGCGCGCGACACCCGGATGCGGCCTGCCACCCGCAACATCCACACCATCTTCCGTGGCCCGCGCCACCCAGATCACGTTATCTTCCAATTTGCGGACCGTGATCAGCCGCTGATCCGCCAGCCAGGTCAGATCACCGCGCAGCACATCGCGCGACACTTCATGGCCGAGCGACGCCAGCGCCCGCTTCAGCACGCTGTCATTCAGCGCGTAGTCATGATCTTCCGCCAAGGCGCGCAGGATGATCAGGCGGCGGTCTTCGGCCAGCAGCGCGGCGAAATCAGGCATCAGGCACGCCCTTCCTCAGTTGGTGATGCACAAGCAGGCCGGTCTGGTGTTCCACCCGCGTGAGGATTTGCTGCACCCCGCCCACACGTTCCGCGACGACCGCGACCGCGCGATCCAGATCATTCACCCGGTGCTGTAGCGCGCTCAGATCATTATGAGACGGCATTTTCGTGAGGCGTTCTTCGACCTCATCAACCCGCTGCGCCACCTTCGCCAGATCGCCACGCGCGGCGAAATCCCCCGCCAGCTTGAAGCGCAGAAACGCCAAAACAATACCGCCGACAATCGCGGCGGTGGTGACAATGGCGGCCATGTCGCGCCATTCCAAACTCACCATCACGCGTCATCCTCCGCGTCCTTCACGGGTTGCGGAGGCTTCGGCGCCGGTGCGGGGAACCGCGCGCGGATACGCGCCAATGCCTGGGCGCGGTGGCGTTCTTCCAATTCCTGCGCGACATCCACGTTATCGACCATCACTCATTCCTCGCTTCAACAATCTCTCGCACACGCGTCAGTCGAGACCGGCAATCCTCACCGGCCTCAATCACATCCAACAGAAACCCCATCAGATCAGCATCGGATGTCATGGCGGGCACCGGCGGTTCATCGCTGCAGGTCAGCAGGCTTGGCGCCAGCGTCAGGCCGGGCGCTGGGCGGCTGGCTGGCGCGCAGCCGATCAAGGCCAGCAGCAACAGCAGGGCTGGCCACACAGGCCGAGGTACGGTTCGCGGCATGGATGGTCCTTCGGATAGGTTCGATGCGTTCCTGTGTGGCGGCGGCAGCGGCGGCCTGGCGTTCCAGCGCGCTGATCACCTGCGCGCGATCCGCCAGCGCTTGCTGCGCCGCGGACAATTCGGCGCGGGTTTCGGCAAGGCTTTCTTCGGCGCCCGCGCGACGCCAGGCTTCCACGCGCCAGGCGGTGGCTAGGCCAAGCACCACCACCAGCAAGGCGCCGGCCAGATACGGCAAGGCCGGCATCAGCAGCCGGCCAAAGATGGCGCCGATCATTTCTCAGGTCCGTTCGCGCGTTGCACGGAAGCAGTAGCGGTGCGGAAATCCAGCGCGCCAATGCCCATATAGCCACCGACGAGCCACGCGATCAGCGTCAGCGCTGCCGGCACCACAATGCCCGCGCTGACTTCGCTGGCGTAGACGCATAAGAAAACCGCGACCCAGGCCGCGATGCAATTGCCGACCACCAGGGCTCGGCTGAAACTGCGCGATGATTTGGGGATGGCGGCTTCCGTCATGGATACGCCTTCCGGCACAATTCGAAGTGCGGACCGTCAGGAAAGTTCTTCCAGTCGGCGCCACAGATGATCGGGACATGAAGATCGGCGGCGACATCTTTCAGCCAGCGCGCCTGCTTGTGATACAGCGGCCAATCCCAGCGCACTTCGCCATTTTCCGGAACGCCATCGCCATCATCCAGCCAATACCCAAGGTCCACCGCATGGCCGGTGATGTGCCGGCTGTTCAGCGTGCGGGATGCGCCTTCGGCCACCAGC